TCACACCAATTCGTTTATTGTTGTCAAATCAACAGTGACGCCTGATATTATCGACCGACTATACAATTCTATGGAACCCCAAGACTTTGATCGATTTGTATATAACCCTGAGTTTCTAACCGAAAAGTCTGCTTGTGAAGACTTTGTGAATGCTGAACATCATGTGTTTGGTGGAACTGCAAGCGCTTGTGATGAACTTGGTCAGATCTATGATTTGTTTTCAAACTGTAAATCCGACAAGTACTATCGCATGTCTGGTTGTGAAGCATCGTTTGTCAAGTATGCAACCAATGCGTTTCTTGCTACTAAACTAACATTCTTTAATCAGTTGCGAGATCTGATCGATGCGTTTGACTGTTCTTATAATGTAGTCACTCGTGCAATGGGGGCAGATGACCGTGTAGGTATCAAACACACTCGTGTGCCTGGCCCTGACAAGAAGAGAGGGTTTGGTGGTGCGTGTCTACCCAAAGATACGATGGCGCTACTGAAGTTCTCCGAGACTCGTGGAAAAGCAAAGTTCGATTTGTTGGAAAATGTCTTGACAATCAACAACGAATATCGTAAAATATACGAGTTAGATCAACGTGAAAAAGTGAACAATATTACATTTGGAGATGCAGATGAGCATAATGGACAAACTGAAGAAGAATTCGAAATTGAAGACAACCGAGGTGTTGTCGGAATCTAAGTTCTTCACAGAAAAAGATATGATCCCAACCAACGTTCCTATGGTGAACGTTGCACTGTCGGGGTCTATGGATGGAGGTGTGACGCCTGGACTTACGGTTCTTGCAGGCCCATCCAAACACTTCAAAACTTCATTCGCACTATTAATGGCAGGTGCATATCTGGAGGCAAAGAAAGATGCGGTATTACTCTTCTATGATTCTGAGTTCGGTTCCCCCCAGTCTTATTTCGAACAGTTTGGAATTGACACTAGTCGTGTTCTTCATACTCCTATCACAAATGTAGAAGAACTCAAGTTTGATTTGATTGCACAACTTGAAGCGCTTGATCGTGATGATGATGTAATCATCGTTATTGACTCTATCGGTAATCTTGCTTCTAAGAAAGAACTAGAAGACGCAATGAGTGAAAAGTCAGTTGCAGACATGTCACGTGCGAAGGCACTGAAGGGTCTGTTCCGTATGACAACACCATACCTTGCAATGAAGAATATCCCTTTGTTGGCTGTCAACCATACCTACAAAGAGATTGGACTGTTTCCCAAAGATATTGTCGGTGGTGGTACGGGTATCTACTACTCTGCTGACAATATCTGGATTCTTGGTCGTCAACAGGACAAGGTTGGTACAGAGATCAAGGGTTATCACTTTGTCATCAATGTAGAGAAGTCTCGTTATGTTAAAGAGAAATCTAAGATCCCTATTAGTGTTTCTTGGGAAGGCGGTGTACAACGTTTCAGTGGTTTGTTGGACGTTGCTCTTGCTGGTGGTTATGTTGCTAAACCTTCTAATGGTTGGTACTGTCGAGTTGATACGTCAACTGGTGAACTCCTTGATCCAAAGGTTCGTCAAGCGCAAACCTTAGACGAAGAGTTCTGGACTCCCATCTTTGAGTTTTCGGACTTCAAAGAGTTTGTGGAAAAACAATATAAGATAGGATTGCCTACACAGGTAGATCCTGATACAATAGTGGAAACTGCAGATGATTAATTTAGATAGAGTCTCAGAGGGGATTGACTATGAGTTGATCCCTGTTGATTATGTGGATAACACTCAAGCGTGGGATGTGCGTATTCTGCGTGGACAGTTTTGTGAAACCGTAATTCGATACGGCACAATAAGTTTTGATGGAAACCGTGATTGTCTGACCTTTGACTTTCGGGTGGTAACCAGTCCAGATCCAGACCTAGAAGCAGAGGAAAGTAAAGATCTGCAAGAGTTTGCTGGAGACGTGTTGGAAGATATCCTTGCACGTGGATTAAGTGAAGGTTGGGTAAAAGGCGTAAATAAGGAAGACGATGGAAATTCAGTTGGAACAAACGATTCTGAGGAATCTACTGACTAATGATGCCTATGCTAGAAAGGTTGCGGCATTTCTCTCACCAGAATACTTTGAAGGTGTCTACAAATCACTGTTCAAAGAGTTCACTAAGTTCATAGCAAAGTACAACAAGCTTCCTACAATGGAAGCATTCAAGATTGAAATTGATGAAGGTGATCGTCTTAATGACGAACAGTATCGTCATGCAGTCGAAATCTTGCCTAATATCTTTACACCAGAATCAGAAAACCTTGATTGGTTGATAGATAGAACTGAGAAATGGTGTCAAGACCGAGCAGTGTTTAATGCGGTGATGGAGTCTATCTCTATCATTGATGGCAAACACCAAACACTGACAAAGAACGCAATACCAGATGTGTTGAGTAAGGCATTGGGGGTGTCCTTCGATACGAATATTGGTCACGACTACCTTGAACAAGTAGAGGAACGTTTTGATTTCTATCACACTCAAGAAGAGAAGCTCCCATTCGATCTCGACTACTTCAATCGTATCACTAAAGGTGGACTACCTAATAAAACCCTCAACATCGCACTTGCGGGTACGGGTGTGGGTAAATCTCTTTTCATGTGCCATTGTGCTGGAGCTGCCTTATCCCAAGGTAAGAATGTACTATATGTTACCCTTGAAATGGCGGAAGAAAGAATTGCCGAGAGAATAGATGCGAATCTACTCAATGTGCCTATCGATCAGTTAGAGAATCTATCTAAGGATATGTTCACATCTAAGGTGCATAGTATTGCAAAGAAAACTCAAGGTAAACTTGTTGTTAAAGAGTATCCTACTGGACAGGCAAATGCATCTCACTTTAGAGCGTTATTGAACGAACTGAAACTAAAGAAGAACTTCATACCAGAGATAATCTACATTGACTATCTAAACATCTGTGCATCGTCTCGTATGAAGGCAATGGGAGGTGCGATAAATTCTTATACATATATCAAGTCTATTGCAGAAGAACTGCGTGGACTGGCAGTAGAGTTTGATGTTCCGATTGTGTCTGCAACACAGACTACCCGATCTGGTTATTCGAACGATGATGTTGGTCTTGAGGATACTTCTGAGTCCTTTGGACTGCCTGCAACTGCTGACTTTATGTTTGCACTGATTAGTAATGAAGAGTTGGCAAACAACGGACAACTACTTGTCAAACAGTTGAAAAACAGGTATAATGATCCTACATCCAATCAACGTTTTGTAGTGGGTGTTGATAGGTCTAAGATGCGTCTCTTTGATGTAGATCAGAATGATTCTCCATTGAACAAAGAAGAGGATACTGGCCCCGCTTTTGATAATAGTACCAGTGGCCAACGGGTCAACTCAGAAAACAAGTTTAAGGATTTTCGCCTATGACTCCAATGCAACAAACTATTCTGACTGTGTTTTGCATGTTCTGTGCATATTCATGGGGAGTATATCAAGGCAGGTTGAATGGTATTGAAAGGACGATTAATTATTTTATTTCTAATAGAATGTTGAACAAAAAGGGATTGGGTATTTTAGATGACAATGAGCCAAGTTAATTTAGTTGCTATCAGCAAACCTAATGTGGGAACCACAGACTGTTTTGATGCAAATGAACTGATCGCTTACACTGCACGTGTAAGTAATCCTGCCAATCAGAATAACACAGAGACCGCTCCAAAACTGATAAAGTATTTGATCAAGCATCAACATTGGTCTCCGTTTGAAATGGTGCACATGACACTTGAGATCAAAACTACTCGTGATATCTCTCGACAGATTCTTCGACATCGTTCGTTTTCATTTCAAGAATTTTCTCAGCGATATGCAGAGAGCGAAGACTTTATGACAAGAGAAGCACGTCTTCAAGATCCGAAGAATCGTCAGAACTCTATTGAGTTGAATGTCAATGACGAAGGAAAAGGTTCAGAGTCTACACCTGAAACAAGACTTTCAGAATCTTGGCACATGAAACAGAAAGAAGTTATTTTTAAAGCCAAAGAGGTATATAACTGGGCACTAGATAACGGTATTGCGAAGGAACAGGCACGTGCAGTACTACCCGAAGGTAATACTGAAACGACTCTCTATATGGCAGGGTCTTTACGTTCTTGGATTCACTTCTGCAAGTTGCGTATGGGTGTAGAAACTCAGAAAGAACATAGGATAGTTGCTCAACAATGTTGGGAACATATCAAGATTCAATTTCCACATGTTGCGGAGGCGCTAGAAGATGGAGAGTTATAATAAGTACATTTGTCCTGTTGTCGAAGATGACGAAGGCGAGATGTGTTTAGAGTTTCCAGATGATCTCTTAGAGAACACTGGATGGAAAATTGGTGACGTTCTAGTTTGGGAACCAGGCCCAAAGGGGACTTGGGTTATTAGAACCTTTGTTAAGGAGAAAGAAAATGAAGAAGGGTGATATCGTAACTGTCATTGCAATGACTGGTGAGTATGTTGGTCGATTAGATAAGATCGAAGGGTCTAATGTTGTCCTAAAAGATCCTAAACTCATTGTTAAAGGTGAAGACGGTGGCATTGGATTCGGACGTGGAGTATGTATGTCTGCAGAAGAAAATGTGGGCGAAGTTGCCTTTATGGGTGCGGTTTTTGTTGCTCCTAGTAACGAAAGATTCCAGTCTGCTTTTATTGAGGCAACATCTGGATTGGTAGTCTAATGACCGAGGTTGTAATCCGAAACAAAAACCTGTTAAAGACTTTAAACGGGTTTACCGAAGACTTCTTCAACGTTGAAGGTTACAACGATGCTTCTTATCATGCTTATAGTTCTCCCGATGATAAATCTAAGGGAGAATATTATTGTAGCGAAGAGTATTTACGAGAGTGTTTAGAAGGTGACTTGATTGGTGCGCCAGATCGACACTTTGCACAACCTATTGCTAAAATGGTGAGAGTGAATCCTCAGAAATGGGGAGACTATATGCAGAGAGTCAAGTATGACTTTGCCTCAGAGATTGGTGCACATACTTCTGCACTTCTATCCTATTACCCGCCTGGCGGGTTTGTCTGTTGGCACACTAACTATGATGCTTCTGCCTATCAAGTTCTTTTTACATGGTCTGACGGAAACGGATACTTTCGATACTATGATAAGGAACAAGACAAAGTTGTTCACATTCCTGACGTAAAAGGTTGGCAGTGTAGACACTATTATTTTGGGCCAGAGAATGAACCAGAAAACCTTTGTTGGCACGCCGCATATTCTGGCGGTGAAAGAATTACTCTTGCATATAAGTTTTGTGGTTATGGTAAGAATGATTCACGTGACTCACAAGCAAGAGGACTACGTGACATGTTGATTGAGGATATTGAAAATGAGTAAGAAAAGATTGAAACTAAATGATGTGACTTCTGATCCGTACTATGTTGCTGAAGAAGATATTCCGAAGTTTACCCTTGAGGGCCCGCATGAAAGGAATGATGATTGGTTGAGTTTAAATATCCCTAACTTTGAATATGTATCTGAAGATTTCAATCCTCGTATTGATTACAAGTATAGTGAAAATCGTCTTATAGAAGAATTGCGGTTATATGTTGATCAAACCTATAGTGAACATTATTCAAAGAATAAGTACCAAGCAACTGAATTTATTATTGACGCTGGTCACGGTATGAGTTTTTGTTTAGGCAATGTTCTCAAGTATGCACAACGATATGGTCACAAAGACGGACACAATCGTAAAGACTTGATGAAGGTTCTACATTACGCTTTGATAGCATTACACTGTCACGACATAGAACACAACTATGATAGTGTTTAATGGTTGTAGTTTTACATATGGTGACGAACTGAAAGGCAGTCGTCATCCAGATGGGTTTGAATATGATACCCATGCTGAACGTACCTACGCCTGTAAACTTGCTAATATGTTGGGTGGACATAGATATAGTAACCTTGCTCAAAATGGATCTTCTAATGATAAAATATTTAGAAGGACTATGTTATATTTATTGACCACTAATGAACCCATTGATTTATTAGTGGTTCAATGGAGCACATTTGGTAGGTTTGAACTTATAGAACCAGAAACACATGCTAGTGATCTTTGGTGTCAAAACGAAGGTAGTGTAAATCAAGTGCACTTTGGAATTAGTGTAGGAGACGCCAAAAGGAGGCCAAAATATAAGTGGGCTATTGGAGAACAAAGCGAAAGAAATGATATCTTAAAAAAATATGTGGAAGATGTTTTTACAGTAGAGACTTCGGTATTTCAAACCCTGACTTGGATGACGATAATTCAACTTTATTGTGAAAAAATGAATATTCCTCTTATACAACACCACGTTCATCCTT